TAGAAGTAATTTTATCTCTAATGTCTGTGTCATCATAGATAGGTCTATTCTCTAAGTCATCTCTTGTAGCAAAGTTACCAAAGTCAGGAAGATTTAATGTAGATGGATCAAAGTCAGGAATACTATTAATACCAGTTGTATTTCCAGCTATTAATTCTCTTAGTTCTGTATCATCAAAACTAGGAATAGTAAAATTGTCATTAACTATTTTCATTATGTCGTCTTTATAATCGTTAGCGTCTACTTTTTGTGCTGGCAGATTGTCTAGTAACTTTTGGAAACCAGAAAAATCAAAACCCTGGTATCCGCCTGGATTAAATCCTGGTTGTGGCATAAATCCACCATCTATTCTAGGATCTCCCATTCCATCGTTTCCGCCTGGGCCACCTATAGAAATAAAATCATCTCTTGGTGGTCGCGTTGGATCTCTAAATGTTGGTGGTGGTGGAATAAATCCTGAATCTGGTGGTGTGCCTGGATTGGGTGTTGGTACATTTGCTTGTGTATATCCTTGTGGGTTTGCAGCAGAAAAGCTCATACCAGGTGCGATCATGTTTGGAACATTCTGACCACCTGCTATTGATTGGGCGTAACGATTACCGCTTGAAAAAGTTGGATCACTTGGAAGAGGCATGTAACCTACACCAATTCCACCGCCAATATTGGGGACATTTCCACCTCTACCTACGCCGCCTCTGTTGACGCCGCCGAAACCGCTTTCTTGTAAACCTTTAAATAAGTCTTGTATGTTAATCATAATGTTTTTTATCCAATTATTATTTTATCAAACATTTAAACTTCGTGCCATTCTTTACCTTCAAATAACAAGGCTTCAGCTTCTCTACGTCTAATAAGACCTTCTAAAACTTTACCGCCTGCTTTATTCCAGCGTTTGATTTGATTAGGAACATCCTTCCAGTCTTTATTGTTAATTCTAGTAAGTAAAGTGCTTGAAGATAGGTTTGATGGGCCTAGATTAAATACCCATGACACAAGAGCGTCAAATTGATTCTGGTTTAAATCAACTTTTACCATGTCGTTTACATAGCCTTCGTATTCATCCATTTCATGTTTTAATAAGTAGTCTGCTTCTCCTTGGGTAAGAGTGTCGCCTTCTTTAACTTCTTTTGTAGAACCATAACCAATAGTCCAAACACCTGCTGCACACTTGTATGCTTCAAGTTCACAGCCTTCAAACTTTTTAATTAAACCTAAACCCTCTAAAGATATTTTCATATTAATCTTTTTTGTCGCTGGTGTTAGATGCTCCAAAATAGAACGAAATAATTGCACTTGCTAACCCTCCAAGATAACCAAGGACTAAATTAATTAGTGCCTCGCTGTTTTGCTCTGGCGGTTGTAGTGTTACAAGAAATATATAACCAAGAAAGCCACCTATGACAGCTATACCAATGATTCTAGCAGTCCAGTCTTTGCTGAACATGCTTCTAGCATTTTGTTTGTCTTGTGTTTCTAATTTAAAAACATCAACATCAAGTTTTTTCATTTGAGCTTCAAACTCTTGTTCAGCTTTTTTTAGCTCCATCATTTGTTCTGGTGTTGCATTTTTTATTGCTTGCTGTACGGATTTTTGATCGTTAGATACTCCCAATACTTCTGCTATCTTTCCCATAGCCATGCCGCCTAGTGGCCCGCTAATTGCTGTACCTAGTGTTGGTGCTACAGCTCCAACTATGTTTTTTAAAATGTTTTTCATAAAATTACCGTTATTATTGCAATAGATAAAGCGCCGATAAAACCAAAGACACCAAATGTTGCCATTTTAATAGTGTTGTTAATTCCTGATATTTGTTCTTTTATATCTGCAAACTCGTTAAAAGCTGTTTTCCAGCGTTCTTCGTTTTCTTTTTTTGATACCGCTAGGTCGGCTGCGACATTGCTTGCTGTTATTCTTTTTGTAGTCATATATTCGTATAAATTTTTAAATATTCTTCTTTGCCCTTAACTTTGATAGGTTTTAAAGATTTTAACTTAAAATCAACCTTTTTTGCAGTATTTTCCCCAATTAAAATATCTACGCCAACTTCTTTGGTTGCAGATTCAAGTCTTGCTGCTACGTTTACGCAATCACCAATGGCTGTGTAATCAAACCTAGTATCTGAACCCATGTTGCCTATGACAGCATAACCAGTATTTATTCCGACACCTATTTCTACTCCCAAACCAGATAATTTTATTTCATCTTGTATTTCTGTAGCGCAAAGGATTGCAGCTTCTTTGTGGTTGTCTAAATCTAAAGGCGCATTAAAAATAGCCATCATTGCATCACCAATATATTTATCTACCATGCCTTCGTATTTTTTTACTGCGTTAGCTTGAATGGTTAAAACCTTGTTCATTATTTCTGTAACTTCTTCTGGCTCTAATCTTTCTGACAAAGAAGTAAAACCTCTGACATCTGTAAATAAAAATGTAGCTTCTTTTTTTTCGCCACCAAGTTTTAATAAACCAGGATCATCTTGTAATTGTTTTACTTGGCGTGGATCAAGATAATGTTCAAACTGTTTTTTTATCTCTTGGCGCAATTTATATTGTTTTTGGTAGTTAAGATAGAAAGAAATCGTTGAAGTTATGATTTGTGATACAAAAGTCCATGAGAAATCAATCAAAACACCTTTTTGAATGCTAAAAACTCCTAAGAAGCTCGTAGTAAGCAAGATAATTCCAAATAAACTTGCACCCTTAACTACATTGAAATAATTGATTGTGAGCCACGTCAAGGACACAAAAATCAGCAAAATTAAAATTTCGGCTGCCAAGTGCCAATCTGGTATGTAAGGAGAGTTTTGTATCAAAATTGACTCAGATAATGCTGCTTGAATCTTGTGTGGTTCTAATAAACCAACTGGAGTTGCAATTTGTGGCATGACTCCGTTGGCAGTTACGCCAACAAAAACAAACTTACCCGCAACATTCATTTCTTGTAAATCGGTTTGTGGTGTGTCAACCCAACTAATCCATTTGCGACCAAGGCTGTCTGTTTTAATTGGTGGTATTCCTCTTATTGATATTTCTTCTATGCCATTATCATTTGTTTTTATAATGTAGGTTTTTACATTAAACAAAGATTTATATATCTGAGTACCAAAACTAGGCATCCATTCGTTGTTGGTTGTTTTAACCAAAAGAGGAAGTTTGCGAACAAGTTGGTCAACTTCGGTGGGAGCAATCGCCAATCCTTGTAAAGTGTTGTTAGATAGTGTGGGTAGATTTGACTTTACTCCCGAGCTAACTATACCACCATTATTATTACCCATTACAACTGTGCCAGGAGAGGCGGGAAAGTTACCCTTACCATCTTCAAACATAGCTATAACTGATGGCGCGTAACCAAGTGCCTCTGCAAATACTGCATCACCACCCATGCGGTCTGGTTGCGGGAAAGATATAACCCAGCCAATGCCTATTGCGCCTTTGTTAATTAAATCTATTTGTATCTCTGCTAGTCTTTGTCTTGGTAACGGATAACCACCTTCACGTTCTACATCTTCTTCGGTTATATTAAGTATGACAAAGTTACCAGATGGTTCTGGCGTTGTTACAAAAGCATCAAATATTTTTAGTTTAAGTATTTCTGTTGGCGTGCTTTGAAACACCAAGGGCAAACTTAGCAAGATAAGTAAAGGCAGTAAGAGTTTATTCACTTTGCGTAATAGTTATGTTGGAGTCACCACCACCGTTGATCTTAACAACATTAGATACTCCGTCTTGGATAATAATAAGTGTATAAGAGCCATTGCCGTTTAAATCTAATCTAACCGAATCATTTACTTTTCTTCTTAGACTTATTATATCACCTTGAACTAGGGTAGTTATTTGGGTATCTGGATCTTGTCCTATTCTAGTACCTGTTAAGTTAATACCACCTGCATCTGCTAATACATCTTCCTCTTCACCAATAGCCAAAGAATCTAATACATTAAGCAAGTCTTCTAAAAAGTTAGTATCAAGGTAGTTAATATCAAGCTCGGTAAACTCCAACTCATCTTCTCCCAAGAAGTCTTCATCAAGATAGTTTATATCAAGATCATTAAAGTCTAGTATGTTTGCTTTGGCGTTTTGTGAGACTTCTTCAGTAAGCGTTATTTCTTCTTTGGGCGGTGTAACAATAAGCATGTTATCTATAATGTCTAAGGTTAAATCCAAGATAACTGGTTTACTAGGAGCAGACTCAAAGACGCTGACTGTTGTAGCTTGAAATGGTTTGTTAAGCAGTACGCTACCCATAGCCGTTACTACTTCTATCTCACCACTAGATAAACCATAAGCATCTGGCAATAAAATTATTAAGGATTTGCCAAGCTCATCTACTGTGGCTGTAAAGTCTGTACCTCTTATGGCTATGTTAGCTGTAGGGGTTTTAAGCGATATGTTTTGTTTGTCTATGCGATTAAGATTACCTGTAATAAACCTTGCAGTACCAAGTCCAAAGGTAAGGGCCATCTTTGCTTTGCTTGGGTTTGGATCATAGATGTATTCATCTATGGTTAGTTGTGAGTGTTCGGTTAGTTTTACTGTAGAGTCATCAAGAAAGGTAATAGCCATACGACCATTAGTGGTAACAGCTTCATCGTTGCTTTGGATTGCAAAGTCTACTTCTGCAATAAATGGCTTGTCTCTTACAATTTGCGCTGAACCATTAAGTTCAGATATCCCACCAATATCAGCAGCTAGTGCTTGTTCCTTGGTCGTTTTGGATAATACAAACTGTGGAAGCAGCATTGCCACCAATACTAATAACTTTAAGCCAGTCATTATCTTGTGTGCTTAACTGTTGTATATTGAATGTTCTTTGTCCACCTGTGTGATCTAACCAAAAGTAGCCTCCTGCTGACGCTGTGACACCTGCACCAGTATAATTAACTGTGTTATCTGAACCGTCTATGTCCATGTAGTTTGTAGCACCGTCAATATTAATATTAGATACAACCGTGTTGTTAGAACCCTGAATAATCCAGTCTAAATCCAAAGTAGCTGCTAAAGCAGTTGTGCCTTGGTTAAGTGTAAAGGTATTGCTTGAACCAGTAACAGCGATGTTTTGATTAGAAGAATCAGCACCATAAGTATTAGTAGGGTCAACTTGAATAGTAAACGTATTTGTATTACCAGTAAAATTGTATAAAGCAGTAAAGTTATCTGCCCATATATCACCAAGAAACTTGTTAGTATTACCAATCATATTAATATCAATAGTCATACTAGTACCGTCAATGTCAAATGCTGTAAGGCTTCCTGCCGATGAGTTAAGTCCACCAATAATGTTAGAGATACCTAGCTGCTCAATGTCTAAATTAAGTGTAGTACCGCTTTGGTCTAAATATATTTCGTTATCAGCCGCGTATAGCGAGACAGTCATCATCATCGCAAGTAGGCTTTTTAATTTGTATTTCTGCATGTTTCCAAAATCCTCTATCGTAACCGATAGTAATAAGTTCTAATACTGCTCCCTCAATAGCTTTCATTAATGCTATTGTTGTTGATTCATTCCGCGAGTTGCCTAGTTCTATTTCCACCAACTCAGTTCCCATTTCAATAAACTTAAAAACGTCTTCTGACTTACCATAACTAAATATGGTCTTTTGGCTTAACACCTCTATAAGTATTTCACCAGTTGCCACAGATACCATTCTTAAACTTACTGTAATGTTATCTTCTCTGTATTGGATGCTAGTTCCTATTCCAAGGTAACGAGCGCCAATACCACCAGTTGTCAAGTTACTATCATAACTTATGACAGC